AGACCGCGCCCCGTGTATCCGAGGCCACCCACCTGCACCGGAAGATGCAGGCGGGGATCCTTCACGATCCACGGGAAGCGGCTCTTCATAACCCTCTCCATCCGGCGCAACCAGAGGTTCTCAAGCCTCTGGTCCGCCTCCACTGGTGCCCGAAGGGCCGGCGGAGGGATGGAGGGGGGATAAAAGAGAGACATACCATCCTTGTTCCACTCTCTCGGGAGGGCGAGGACCTCGCAGGCAGTCCACGAGTGGTCTGCCCTAAAGGTCTTCTCCCTGTTGAGCGATGCACCCACGGACGACACACGCGAGGCGTACAGGTCGAGCTCCTTGGAGCCCGGCCTGTAGCGACCGACCGCGTCGTCGCCGTGTGTGATCGCTCGACCGAATGCGCTGGTGGCCCAGGCATTCACCCAAGAGAGTACAACGAAGCTGAGAGGTGTGCCCATCGGACTCCCTCTGAGGAACGACCCCTCCCCGACCTTATCACCAAGGTCGGGGAAGCTCCAGGTCGCTCCTCCCTCCAGACCGAGGGATCGCAACGACATGGTCAAATCCGCAGGACGGATAAGACCACGCGCCGCGAGCCCTTCGATGACTACCCGGACTGCCGCATGGGAGAGACCATCCGTGGCCTTGGACAGGTCCAAGGACGCGAACCGTCTCCCCTTGCGGTAGTGCATTCCGCCGGGAATCTCACGGGACTCGCCGTCGATACGCCAGTGGCCAGGAGCCAACCAGCGCAGCGACGAACGGGTCCAGCTTCCTTCAACAAAGGTCAAGCAGTCGGGGACACCAACCACCCGAACCTTGTATCCAGGAGCTCTGAGCGCGGTTGCCTTCATGCCAAAGGGTTTCCCCTGAGACCTGAGGTACAGCAACCCCGCGCAGCGATAAGATTCCCTAAGGTCTGCAGCAACTCCAACACATGGCCGCAGGACCACCGACGCCTTCTTAAGACAGAAGCCGCCGAGAGAGTCCCCAGCGTAAGCGTGGAAGGAGGACTGGGTCGCCCCAGACTCCTCACACATGTGTCCGAGATGTTCCAGGTAGCCGTCGATCCCGCCCCGAGTGGCAGGCCACTCGAGACAGGACGAACTGGAGGAGGGAAGCCGCCTAGGATGACGGAGGACTCCGCTGCCACTCACGCCGGGCGCGAGGGCAACGAAGCTCCGAAGGGAATCCAAGGCGG